AGCATGGAGTTCCAGTCTTTAATACTCCTGACATCGATGTCTTCGCACCTGACGGTGAATTAATAGATATAGGTGTAATAGATAATTGGCAAAACGAAGCTGATGGTTTAAAAGATGATCAAGATGCTTTAAACGAGTTTTATCGTCAATTTCCTAGAACTGAAGAACACGCTTTTAGAGACGAAACAAAAAACAGTATATTTAACTTAGTAAAAATATACGAGCAAATAGATTATAACGAAGAAATGTCTAGAACTCTTGGGATTACACAAGGTAATTTTCAATGGGTTAATGGAGTTAAAGATTCACAAGTAATTTTTTATCCAGATCCAAAAGGACGTTTTAAAGTAAGTTGGGTTCCAAAATCCGAATTACAAAATAGAGTTATATTAAAAAATGGTGTAAAGTATCCTGGTAATGAACATATGGGGGCCTTTGGTTGCGACTCGTATGACATATCAGGAACCGTAGATGGTGAAGGATCTAAAGGAGCTTTACATGGTCTTACTAGATTCAGTATGGAGGACGCTCCTGCAAATAGCTTCTTTTTAGAGTACTTATCAAGACCACCTACGGCTGAAATATTCTTTGAAGATGTATTAATGGCTTTAGTGTTTTATGGTATGCCAATACTTGCAGAGAACAATAAACCTAGATTACTCTATTATCTTAGAAGAAGAGGTTATAGAGGGTTTAGTATGAATAGACCGGATAAAATATGGAACAAATTATCCGTAGCAGAAAAAGAGATAGGTGGTATACCAAATTCTAGCGAAGATATAAAACAAGCTCACGCAGCGGCTATTGAAATGTATATTCAAGATCATGTAGGTATGAAACAAGATGGAACATTTGGAGATTTATATTTTAATGCTTTATTAAATGATTGGGCTAAATTTGATATAAACAAAAGAACAAAATTTGACGCCTCTATAAGTTCTGGACTAGCAGTAATGGCTAACAATAGACACTTATATAGACCAAATGCAAAGGTTGAAAAACCTAAATTAAACATAAGTATTTCCAGATATGATAATGCTGGTACTAATTCACAAATAATAAAATAAATATGGCATATTCTAGTAAAAGCTATTTTCCTAGCCAAACAGTAAGTGATGCTGAGAAGTTAAGCTATGATTATGGTTTAAAAGTTGCTAAAGCTATACAGACGGAATGGTTTAATGATGATCAAAATAATAATAGATATAGAAACAACCACAATAATTTTCATAGATTAAGACTATACGCTAGAGGTGAACAATCAATACAAAAATATAAGGATGAATTGTCTATAAACGGTGATTTGTCCTATTTAAATTTAGACTGGACACCTGTACCAATAATACCTAAGTTTGTAGATATAGTAGTTAACGGTATAGCTGAAAGAACTTATGATATAAAAGCTTTTTCTCAATCACAAAATGGTGTTGACAAAAGAACTAAATACATGGAGTCTATATTATCTGACATGAGGTTTCAAGAGTTTAATAATTTTACCGCTCAAAACTTTGGTGTTGATACTACAAAAAGTGAAGAAAAAGAATTACCAGAAACGCCAGAAGAGTTACAATTACACATGCAGTTAACTTATAAACAAGCTGTAGAGTTAGCAGAAGAACAAGCCTTAAGTGTTTTAATGGAAGGTAATAATTATGAATTAATTAAAAAACGTTTTTATTATGATTTAACAGTTTTAGGTATTGGTGCCACAAAAACTTCTTTTAATACTTCTGAAGGTGTTACTATAGATTACGTTGATCCTGCTAATTTAGTTTATTCTTACACAGATTCCCCTTATTTTGAAGATATATATTACGTTGGTGAAGTTAAGTCTATACCAGTTAATGAACTTGCTAAACAATTTCCTCATTTAACCGAAAGTGATTTAGAGGATATAATGAAAAATAAGTCTTACGAAAAAAATAGCAATAGAAGTAGATATAATTCCGATAAAGAAGACAATAATAAAATACAGGTTTTATACTTTAACTATAAAACTTATATGAACGAAGTTTATAAAATAAAAGAAACCGGCACTGGTGCTGACAAAATAATACCTAAAGATGATAAATTTAATCCACCAAAAGATAAAGAAGGTGGATATTCAAAATTATTAAGATCTATAGAATGTTTATACGATGGCGCTTTAATTTTAGGTACTGACAAATTGCTTAGATGGGAAATGTCTAAAAACATGATGCGTCCTAAAAGTGATTATACTAAAGTTAAAATGAATTATGCTATTGTTGCACCTAGAATTTATGATGGTAAAATAGAAAGCTTAGTAAAACGTATTACTGGTTTTGCTGATATGATTCAATTAACACATTTAAAGCTACAGCAAGTTATGTCCAGATTAGTACCAGATGGTGTTTATTTAGATGCGGATGGTTTAGCTGAGATAGATTTAGGTAACGGAACGAATTATAATCCACAAGAAGCTTTAAATATGTTCTTTCAAACTGGTAGTGTTATTGGTAGATCATTTACAAGTGAAGGCGATATAAACCCTGGTAAAGTACCTATTCAAGAAATACAATCAAGCAATGGAGGTGCTAAAATGCAAAGTTTAATTCAAACATATAATTATTATTTACAAATGATAAGAGATGTGACTGGATTAAATGAAGCTAGAGATGGTAGTATGCCAGATAAAAACGCTTTAGTAGGTGTTCAAAAGCTGGCCGCAGCAAATAGTAACACAGCAACACGTCATATATTACAAGCTGGATTATATTTAACAGCAGAAGTTGCTGAATGTTTGTCACTTAGAATATCTGATATATTAGAATACTCTCCAACTGCAGATGCATTTATACAAGCTATTGGAGCTCATAATGTAGCTACATTAGAAGAAATGAAAGAGTTACATCTTTATGATTTTGGTATATTTATAAATCTTCAACCAGATGAAGAAGAAAAAGCCATGTTAGAAAATAATATTCAAATGGCTTTACAACAACAAAATATAGAACTTGAAGATGCTATTGATCTTAGAGAAATTAAAAATGTTAAATTAGCTAATCAATTACTAAAAATACGTAGAAAGAAAAAACAAGATAGAGATAGACAACTTCAACTAGAAAATATACAAGCCCAAACCCAGTCTAATACTCAAGCTGCTCAAGCTGCAGCACAGGCAGAGGTACAAAAAAATCAAGCAATTACATCTAGTAAAATAGAATTAGAAAGCGCAAAAGCACAACTAGATTCTCAAAAAATGCAACAAGAAGTTATGCATAAAAAAGAATTAATGCAAATGGAGTTTGAAATGAATATGCAACTTAAAGGAGTTGAAGTTGAAGGTATGAAAAGTAGAGAAAAAGAAAAAGAAGACAGGAAAGACGAAAGAACAAAAATTCAAGCAACTCAACAAAGTGAGATGATTGAACAAAGAAATAGTGGAAAACCACCTAAAAACTTTGAGTCCGCAGGTAATGATATACTAGGTGGCGGGTTTGATTTAGGTTCGTTTGACCCTAAGTAAAAATTATTAATTATTATTATATTATATTATGGAAGAAAAAGAAGAACAAGTAGTTGAACAGACTACAACAAATAACCAACAAGATCCAGGTGATGAAAACGTGGTGAAGGTTGATAAAAGTAAATTTGAATCTGCAGATGACGATAGCGTTATAAAAGTAGATTTAAGTAAACCACCAAAACCAGTGGAAGATGAAGTTAAAGAAGATAACACTAACGACGAGGGAGTGGCTCCAAAGTCTGAGGATGCCGACACCCCAAAAGAACAAGAAGAAGTACAACCGGAAGCAGAAGCACAAGAAGAGTCAGTATTAGAAGAAATTACTGATGAAGAAGTAAAAGAAGAAGTTGAAGAAGTGAAAGAAGAAGTTGAAGAAGCTATTGCTGAAGCTGAAAAAACTGGTGAACCTCTTCCTGAAAATATCCAAAAGTTAATGGACTTCATGGAAGAAACTGGTGGTGATTTAGAAGATTACGTTCGTTTAAATCAAGATTATAGCAAGTTTGATGATATGTCTTTATTAAGAGAATATTACAAACAAACTAAATCTCATTTAAATGATGATGAAATAAGCTTCCTAATGGAAGATCAATTCTCTTACGACGAAGAAGAAGACGACGAAAGAGATGTAAGAAGAAAAAAATTAGCGTTAAAAGAGCAAGTTGCCAACGCTAAAAGCCATCTGGACGGGCAAAAGTCCAAATACTATGAAGATATCAAAGCTGGAAGTAAACTCACTAGTGAGCAACAAAAAGCGGTAGATTTCTTTAATAGATATAACAAGGAATCAGAAGCAACTCAAAAAACAGCTAAAAAGAACTCTGATATTTTTACACAGAAAACAAATAATGTTTTTAACGACAAGTTCAAAGGTTTTGAATATAACGTCGGTGATAAAAAATATAGGTTTAATGTAAACAATGCTGAAGAGATTAAAAACACTCAGAGCGATATAAATAATTTTACCAAAAAGTTTTTGGATAAAAATTCTACACTATCAGATGCTAAGGGTTATCATAAATCTCTATTTACCGCAATGAATGCAGATGCTGTTGCAAAACACTTTTATGAACAAGGAAAAGCTGACGCTATGAAAGATAGTGTTGCTAAAGCCAAAAATGTGAATATGGATCCAAGACAAAGCCATGGAAAAATTGAAGCAGGTGGTTTAAAGTTTAAAGTGCTAGGTGACAACTCTTCTGATTTTAAGTTTAAAATTAAAAACAAAAATAAATAATAATTTAAAACAAATTAAAAAATGGCAATTACTGCAGGAAGTGGTTTGAATAAAGTGCCTACGGCACAACAACAAGCGTTGGCTTCAAACTACATAGATTTTACAGATGGTTCCACAGGGTGGGAACAACAATACCTGCCTGACTTGATGGAAAAAGAAGCAGCGGTTTTCGGTAACCGTACAGTTTCTGGATTCTTATCTCAAGTTGGTGCAGAAGAGGCTAGTGCATCCGATCAGGTTGTGTGGTCTGAACAATCACGTTTACATTTATCTTACGTTGGTACGGTAGATGCGGATGGTGATACAAATGGTACGTTTACAGTTACTCACGATATCGATGGTAGTGGTGATGGTGAAAATGGTTTCGCTGTTGCTTCTCATGGTATTAGACAAAATGACGTTGTATTAATCGCTCAAGCTGGCGTTATAGTTAAAGCGTTAGTTGTTGAAACTCCAGCTACGGCTGTTGTTACAGTTGAGCCTTATGCTACAGCTGCTTTATCAACTTTATCTGATGGTACAGCAACTTTATTAGTTATCGGTTCTCACTTTGGAAAAGGACAGTCGTACAGCGATATTACTGGTGCTGCTGCTTCTACTTCAAGAACTTCTTTATCACCTACGTTTAAGTCGTATGGTAACCAAATGCAAATAATGAAAGATTATTATGCTGTATCTGGTTCTGATGCTTCTCAAGTAGGTTGGGTTGAAGTTTCTGCTGAAGATGGTACTTCTGGTTACTTATGGTACTTAAAAGCTGAGGGTGAAACTAGAGCTCGATTTACTGATTATATGGAAATGACGTTATTAGAAGCTGAAAAATCAGCTGCTAACTCTATCATTGGTTTTGCTGATGGTCAAATTAGAGGTTCTGCTGACGCAGGTGCTAATGGTGTTGGTACGCAAGGTTTATTTGATGCTATTGAGTCAAGAGGTAATGTTACTTCTGGTGTTACTGGTGTTAACGCTGCTACTGATTTAGCTGAATTCGATGCTATCTTAGCTGAGTTTGATAACCAAGGTGCTATTGAAGAAAACATGATGTTTGTAAATAGAGCTACGTCTCTAGCTATGGATGATATGTTAGCTTCAATGAATTCTTATGGGTCTGGTGGTACTTCTTATGGAGTATTTGATAACTCAGAAGATATGGCACTTAATTTAGGTTTCTCTGGTTTCAGAAGAGGTTCTTATGACTTCTATAAGTCTGACTGGAAATATCTAAATGATAAAGCTACAAGAGGATCAATTAACAGTAGAGGTACTTCAGCCGCTATTAGAGGGGCTATTATACCTGCTGGTGTATCTTCAGTTTATGATCAAGCTTTAGGAGCAAATATGAAGCGTCCGTTTTTACATGTGAGATATAGAGCTTCAAATACAGAATCTAGAAAATTCAAAACTTGGGTTACTGGTTCTGTTGGAGCAACTACATCTGCTTTAGATGCTATGGAAATCCATATGCTATCTGAAAGATGTCTAGTTACTCAAGGTGCTAATAACTTCATGTTATTTAAGTAGACAATTTTTAAAAGAGAGTGGGGCTAGTCTCCACTCCCTTTTATTTTATTAATTTTATTATATATTATATTATGGCAAAAAAACAAAAAACAAAAATTGAGGTAGAAGAATCTCAAGTTAAAGAAGAAGTGACAATTGAAACTCCGGTAGTTAAAACTGTAAAAGTTGAAAAACAAAAAAGAGTAGAACCAACTTATAAAAAAGCAGAAGATGGTTGGGAAATAAGAGATAGAATGTATAGGTTAAAAGGTGATAAAAAACCTTTATCTAGAATGTTAAAATCTGCAAATTTATATTATTTTGACGAAGAAAAAGGTTATGAAAGAGAACTTAAGTATTGTCAAAATCAAAGAACTTGTTTTGTAGACGAAATGCAAGGCGAACAAAGAATGGAACATATTGTTTTTAGAAATGGTATGTTAGTTGTTGAAAAAGAAAAAACTGTATTACAGAAATTTTTATCTTTATACCATCCTTCGAGAGATGTGATTTTTTACGAAGAAAAACCAGCTGTAAAAGCTGCTAACGAAGTAGAGATTATAGAATTAGAAATCGACGCACTAACAGCTGCTAGAAGTTTAGATATCGATATGGCTGAAGCGGTTATGCGTGTTGAAATTGGTTCTAAAGTGTCTAAGATGAGTTCTAAAGAACTTAAAAGAGATTTACTTATATTTGCTAAGAAAAATCCTGAATTATTCTTAGAATTAGTTAATGATGAAAACGTTGTTCTTAGAAACTTTGGTATTAGAGCAACTGAAATGGGGATAATAAAATTATCTTCTGATCAAAGAACTTTTTCATGGGGTTCTAATGATAGAAAACTAATGAATGTTCCATTTGATGAACACCCTTACTCAGCTTTAGCCGCTTGGTTTAAAACTGATGAAGGAATGGAGATTTACTCCAATATTGAAAAACGATTAAATTCGTAACAACCTTAGTAGAGTAACCACTCTTCGGGGTGGTTACTTTATTATAACAAAAAAAATATATGGCAATAAGTGTAAACAAAATATATCAAACAGTATTAGCATTAGCTAATAAAGAACAAAGAGGTTATATAACTCCTCAGGAGTTTAACTTATTTGCTGATCACGCTCAAATGGATATTTTTGAGCAATACTTTTATGATCTAAATCAATTTAAAAGAGTTTTAGGTAATGACACTATATACGGTGATATGGTGAATACTTTAGAAGAAAAAATTACAGCATTTGAAAAATCAGAAACAGTAACGGCGCATAGTACATCCAACAGATATATTGGTACTAATAATACGTTTATAGAAGCAGAATATCCTAAACCAAGCGATATTTATAGATTAATAGGCGTTAGAAAAATCCATCATACTGAAGGTAACATCACGGAGGTAGAAAAATTAAGTATTAGGGATTATGAAAAAGTTATAAAATCACCACTAACAAGAGGTACCGTAAAAAGACCTGTTTGTGCTTTTAGAGATGTTAATATAGCATCTTCACCTGCTACGCAACATCTTACACAAAATGTAATAAAATTAGATTACATTAGAAAACCATTATCTCCCAATTGGACATATATAGTTGTTAACGAAAAACCACTATATAACTCATCAGCAGTAGATCATCATGATTTTGAACTTCATGATTCTGAACAAAAAAATTTAGTTATAAAAATATTACAACTAGCAGGTGTTAGTATTAAAGATTATAACGTAACGCAAATAGCCGCGCAAGAAGAAGTTAAAACAATTCAACAACAAAAATCTTAATTAAATGGCATTATTAGGACAAACTCAAGCAGAATATTACCAAGGTGATAATTATGGTGGTTATCAATTTACTTCATTAGAAGATATTATAAACTATTTTATGATAACTCATGTTGGTGAAGGAAAAATAATACCTAAAATTAGTAGATCAGTTGTTGCTTTTCATGCTCAAAGAGCAATACAAGAATTATCATTTGATACTTTTAAATCAATAAAAGCTCAAGAAATAGTTTTACCACCTAGTTTAACTATGATATTACCACAAGATTACGTTAACTATGTTAAATTAACTGAAAGTGATTCTTCGGGAATAGAACACATATTATATCCAACATCAAAAACATCTAATCCGTTTACTATAAAGCAAAATAGCGATGGATCTTATAAGTTTAGTTCAGATGAAAATTTAGTATTAAATGGAGAGTTTGATAGCGCTTTAAGTTCAAGTTGGTCTTTTTCTATTCCTGTAAATGCTACAGCTTGGGATTCTATTTTTCAAAACGCAGGTGGTAATAGAAATTATTTAGATCGTTTACAAGATGAATTACGAATAGTAAACGAAGAACTTAGTTTTGAGCATCTTTGGACTGATTCTTTTGGTGGCACAAGTAGTAGAGCTTATGGTGTTTGGCAAAAAATTGATGTATCTAAATTAGATTACATAGATCTTTCTGCTAATGGTAATACTTCTGATCAACAATTAGATGCTAGTTCTACTGTTTTAGCTGAACCAGGTATTTTAAGAGTTGGATTAACATCAACAAATCCTGATATAGGTTGGCCGTATTTAGGTAATGATGGTGTCACGCGTATAACCCCAGCAACCTTAAGTAATGATAGGCATTTTCATACTAAATCACCTAACGCTAGTGATAGGACAGAAGTTTTTGATATAGGATATTTAGAGTGGAACGTTAACTCAAGCGATTCAACATTAGGAGAAGCTGGTATAAAAGAACTTTTAAATATAGATGTTACAAGCCATAGTGATATTTGGGTTTATATAACTAGTAGTGTTCCTTGGCAAGCAACAGCTTCAACAGCAATAACACAAGGGTCGCATGGTGGATTAATTAGCGCTGGAGCACTTCAACCAACTACATCCGCTAACAGCAATGGTTCAAATCATATTTATCAAAAAAATTTAGTAGATCAAGTATCTGTAAAATCATCTTTAACACCAAATGTGTTGTTACCAAGCAGTAGAGATGGTAATTCTAATACTTGGAATAATTACAAATCAGCAACACCTTCTGAAAATAGAAATGATGATTACGAAGACGAGGTATATTGGCCTTACGAAGGTGAAAGATATGGATTAGATCCTCAACATGCTCAAATTAACGGATCTTTTTATATAGATGATATGCGTGGAGTGATAAACTTCTCCTCTATTTTAAATGGTAAAACAATAATATTAGAATATATTAGTGATGGTTTAGGAACTGAAGAGGAAATGAGAGTTCACAAATTCGCTGAAGAAGCTATGTATAAAAGTATAGCTCACGCTGTTGTGTCAACGTCTTCACACGCACAACAGTTAGCCCCAAGATTTAAAAAAGAAAAATTTGCTGCCGTTAGACAAGCGAAATTAAGATTATCTAATATTAAATTAGAAGAAATAACACAAATTTTAAGAGGTAAGTCAAAACAAATTAAACATTAATTAAATGCCTGAAATTAAGAATACTTTTCTAAAAGGTCGAATGAACAAAGACCTTGACGAAAGACTAATACCTAATGGTGAATATAAAGATGCACTTAATATAGAGGTTTCTACATCAGAAGGCTCTGAGGTTGGCACAGTACAAACTATATTAGGTAACAATAGGGTAGATTCTCTTATCCCAGCTGGTATAATAGATGGTTTTAAATGTATTGGAAGTGTATCTGATGAAAAAACAAATAAACTTTATTGGTTTGTTAAAAGTGACGCTACAAGTACACAAGCTATAGTCGAGTATGACTTAGAAAACGGTACAGAAAATTTAGTTTTTGTAGATAAAAAAGTTAATACAGATCAACCTGTTTTAAGATTTCCAAATAGAATAATAACAGGTGTAAATATAATAGATAATTTACTTTTTTGGACTGACGGTAACAGTGAACCTAAAAAAATAAATATAGATAGAAGTAAACAAGGTACTTTAAACATAAACACACACACTAAATTAATAGTTGATGGTGTTGATGTTGGTGATATTGAAGAAGAAAATATAACAGTAATAAAAAAGAAACCAACAAAAGCGCCTGTAACAAAAACTGTTTTCACATCTACTTACGTTGCTTCTTCTGGTATACCTTCTCTTTTTGAAAAAACCTTTTCAAGATTCTCTTATAGATACAAATATGAAGATGGTGAATATTCAGCATTTGGTCCTTTTTCAGATGTTGTTTTTAATCCTGAATATGTAGAAAATTTACACGAAAGAAATGATAGTGGTGTATATACTAAATATAGTAAAGAAACTTCTTACAATACTAAAGAACCATTTAATGCTACAATGGTTAATAAAATTGATAAGATAGAAATATATGATTTTATACCACCAAGTATACCTAAGGATGTTGTTGAAGTTGAGTTGTTATATAAACAAGAAGATTCACCGGTAGTTTATTCAATAGCTAAATTAAATGTAAATGACAATATAACAACGGATGGTTTTAATGAAGATAGTGTATTTAGTAGTTCTGGATACAAAGGTAAATATGAAATTATAACAGAAAATATACACGCGGCTTTACCTGAAAATCAATTTATCAGGGTATTCGATACTGTGCCAAAAACCGCCTTAGCTCAAGAAATTACTGGTAATAGAATAGTTTATGGAAACTACACTCAAAATTATACTCTTGAGCAAGATATTAGTATTGATATTGAATACGAAGAAAGAATTAATAAATTATCGTTTAATAATTCACCTTTAAGATCTTTAAAATCACTTAGAAATTATCAAGTAGGTGTAGTTTTTGGAGATAAGTACGGTAGGGAAACTCCTGTTTTTACATCTGCAAACTCTGCTACAAAGTTATCTTGGGCAGATAATAATGCTGATAATAACGCTAGTAGATCTTTAAGTTTAAAAGCTACAATTGATAATAATTTTAACTATCCTACCTGGGCTGATTATTTTAAGTTTTATATAAAAGAAACTTCAACTGATTACTACAACTTAATAATGGACAAGGCTTATGTTCCAACAGCTGACGACGATGAGAGAAACACTCCTTCTTCTCACGTTTGGATATCATTATTTTCATCAGATAGAAACAAGGTTCAAGAAGATGACTTTTTAATATTAAAAAATATAATAAAGGACAATTGGACATCTCAAGTTGAGCATGATAATAAATTTAAGGTTATAGATATACAGAACGAAGCTCCAGAATCTATAAAATATGATTACAATATATTAGCATTAGTATCTAATACTGGAGCAACAAAAATGATTACCGCCGCTACTGGATCTAGTGATAACCTAATGCAAACAAGTGGTAAAAAAATATCTGATGATACAAACATGCTAGTTTTAGACGAAACCGTATACCACGCTATAGATGGTACTCATTTAAAATTTATTGATACTGGTTTACGTGAGGATTCTTTATTTGTATCGTGGTATGATTCTAATATAAAACAATATTCAAAAAGATACAAACTAAGAGATATACGTACTGATAGTCAAAAAATTTATGCAAAGTTAAGTGAAAATATAAGTTCTATAGATAGAGATTTAGCAAAAACAAATTCAGCAGGTACTGTAGGTGCTTTAACAACTGTAGGGCCAAATATTATATTTCAAATAGAACAAAAAACTCCTAGACCTATAGATCAATATTCAGGTAGATTTTTTGTTAAATTAGCTTTTGATTTTTTAGTTTCTGAAGCTCAAGGCAGTAACTTACAATCTCTTTCTAATGCTCTTACAACAACAGCTAGTACTAATATAAAGTATTGGCGTAATAATACAAGTAGCACCTCATATGATCACACTCAATATTTAACTCATTATGCTGGTCTTGGTAGCGCTAGCTCAGTGGTAGCTACTGGTACTACCC